CACAAAATTGTCAAACAGTAGGTGGTTGCTCTATATCAGTCACACAAGGTAATTAATGAAATACATAACTTCGATTTGGACAAGCATCGCGTTGTGTTTTTTACTCTTTAGTGTTAGAGTTATTGATTTACCATTTATAGAACAAGTCCGTTTAAATACATTCGACCAATACATCAAAAGCTTACCCGACAAGGAATCAGATGTGGTTATGATTTCTATTGATGAACCAACATTAGAAAAGCTCGGACAATATCCATTCCCAAGACATACGTACGCACAAATGATTTCTGATTTAAGAAATGCAAATGCTGGTATGATTGCATTTACAATTATGTTTCCTGAACCAGATAGGTTTGGTGGTGATGAAGTATTTGCATCTTGGATAAATGGTAATGGTATTGTATTATCACAACAAGCTGACTCTCGCGGGCGCTCGGACGCGGCACCGTACGTGGGTACGGCCACGCTCGGCGAGGGCGACGCGTACGACTTTGTTCCAAAATACGAAGGACTAATTACGAATATACCAGATTTAGAAACACAAGCATGGGGAGTTGGTTTAGTAAATGGTAAAAGCGAAGTTGATAATATAACAAGAAGAATACCTTTATTGTCCCAAGTAAACGGACAATTATATCCATCTATGTCTTTAGAGATTATAAGAGTATTACAAGATAAAAAGTCTTATAGTTTAAAAGCAGATTGGGATGGTATAAAAGATGTAATGATTCCACCATACGCACCAATTAAAACAGAGTATGATTCTAGCATATGGTTAAACACAAACTATAGTCATGAAGAATATATCTATGGGGATGCTTTACCAGACCTTGGTGGTAAAACAGCTATTATTGGATTGTCAGCGTCAGGTCTTTCTGCTCAGATAAGCACCCCACAAGGTCTGTTCCCAGCTCATCAACTTCAGGCTTCTGCTCTCCAAACGGTGATGGATGGGGATTCGATTTCTCGTCCTGGTTGGACGGAGCTGGCGGAATACCTGGTAATTCTAGTTGGGTCTCTTCTGATTGTATTTGGGGTTTATCGTTTGCGAATAGCTTTGTCGCTATCAGCATTCTTCGGCGTCGTTGCTGGTTCTGCAATCGGTGCGTGGTATGTCTGGAACGAGGCACGTGTTCTCCTTGATATTAGTTATCCATTCATTGTATATATACTTGTCTTTGCTTCAGCGTCGTTTAATAACTTTTATAAACAATATAAATTAAGACAGCAAATAAAAGGACAATTTGGAACATACTTATCTCCAGACCTTGTAGACCAATTAGTTAAAAATCCAGAGATGATGAAGTTAGGTGGTGATAGAAAAGAAATGACTTTCTTGTTTATGGATATATGTGGATTTACACCTATATCAGAAGCATTTAAAGAACAAGACGATCCAGAAGGTTTAGTAGAACTAATTAACGATTACTTAGACCGAATGACTAATATCATATTAAAGAATGGTGGTACAATCGATAAATATATGGGAGACTGCATAATGGCTTTTTGGAATGCACCTTTACCGTGTGACAATCATGCAGAGATGGCAGTTAAATCAGCAATTGAAATTGAACAGGAAACTAATGAACTTAAAAGAATCTACGAAGAACGTGGTCTTCCTCCTATTAGGGTTGGGACTGGTATTAACACCGGTGATTGTATTGTTGGTAACATGGGTAGTAAATCCAGATTTGACTATTCAGTTATTGGAGATGCAGTCAACTTGGCCGCAAGATTGGAGGCAACCGCTTCTAGAGGAAACTATCTAAACTATCCCACCATCGTTTCACGCGAAACAATCGACCGTGTGCACGGCGCATACGCATTCTCCGAACTGGGTACAATAAAAGTGAAGGGTAAAGAAGAAGAGATACAGATTTATTACCCGAGTAAGCTATACTAATCTCCCGAGCTAAGCACCTCTAATATACTTATATATTTTCTAGGAATAAATATATAAAGTTTCGTGAATTTTTCGTGAACTTTTCATTTAGGGGGTTTACATCTACTCTGTTTCGTGGTAGAATACACGTATAAATTAAATTAATAAGGAGTTATATGATATATAGACCAATACATAAATCTAAAACCGGTATGACTTATACTAATGAAACAGCCGTTTTAGAAGCTATGGACAAGCTTGGTTATGTCCTAAGAGTTGTTAGCGGTCAAGCTAACAAATATTGGATTACCGGAAAATTTATTGATGGTAAATTCCACGATATTATCTCAGGTGAGAAATATTACAGGTTAGTTCTTAACAGATTCGATTTTGGTATCGAATGTAAAGGTGATTACAACGCCTGGTCAATGGCTGGTAAGATAAAAGAAGAGATGGGTAAACTTATCTCTGAAAAGAAATCAGCTTAATTTCACGAAAAGTTCACGAAAGGGGGGTTTACAAACCCCCAGAACTGAGGTATAATATACCAATAAATTAAGGAGTTATATGAAAGTTATTTTTGATGTTGATGGTACTTTATTAGATATAGAGCATAGAAGGCATTTCGTTTCCAATGGAAATAAAGATTGGGAATCTTTCTTGAGTCCAGAACAAATGGTTAAAGATAGACCAAACCACGATGTTGTTCAAACTGCTTTAGCTTTACAAAGTGCTGGTCACGAATTAGTTGTTGTTTCAGCTAGAAACGAAAGACATAGAGAAGTCACCCAAACCCAATTAGACGCTTTGGGATTAGAACCCTTACATTTATTTTTAAGACCTGATGGTGATTTTAGGTCCGACGCAGAATTCAAACAAGAGGTTTTAGACTCTTTAAGAGAAAACGATTTTAACCCAGACTTAGTATTCGACGACAGAAACCAGGTCGTTGATATGTGGAGAAGGAACGGTGTTCCATGCTTCCAAGTCGCAGAAGGAGATTTTTAATGGCAATGCCAGGAACTACAGTATTTGTACCCGAAGAGATGGGATATTTTGAAAAGACAACTCTAGCTACTCGAGATAGAGAAACTGGATTGATAACGTACTTTCCTTTAAACAAAGAGGAATTCAGATTAGCTACTACTAAAAAAGATGCTGATTGGAATAAAATGTGCGATTTACTATTCGAAAGAACCGGTAAACAATTGAAAGGTAATTACGATTTGTTATGGTTAGATGGTAAACCCCTTCACTAAAAGTTCACGAAAATGTCACGAAAAAGGGGTTTACAAACAGGTTAAACTACGGTATAATATCCGTATAAATTTTAAAAATAAGGAGTTAAAATGAAAATAAATACACTATTAAAAAATATCGAAAAAATCGATAACATCAAAGATTTAAATGCTGCTATCCACGCATTAAAAGCTAAACAAAAATCATTAAAATGGGAATTGGCTAACGAAGCTCGTTCCGCTTTTTCTAATGGTCAATCTGTAAAAGTTAATACTTCTAACGGTGTTGAATTTGGTATCATCAAAAAAATCCAAATGGTAAATGCTACCGTGGAAATAGACGGTACTCTTTTCAGATGCCCATTATCAATTTTGGAGGCAGCGTAAATATGAAATTAGTTATTCAAACCCAATACAAGGAAAACTATGCTTTTCCTGATTGGGATGGTAAAGGTGATTGTCCAGAGTATTGGAAGTTCAAAGGTGGTAATACATACGTACTTGCTAACTTCCACGCATCTCCTAATGACGAATATATGACTAAGATAATTAAAGATCTTACCCCTCTTATTGAATACTCGAATGAAGCTTCAATGGAATATATTCTTGATTGGGAAATTGTTAACGATGTCGAAAAAGTTTGTCAAGATTGGGAAACCCCTATCGAAATTTTAGATTTTGATGGTAGTTATGTTGCTACTACAAATATCGATAATCGTGGCGAATATGGTTATATGAGAAAAGAAATCAAAGGACTTCTAGAGTCATGGACAATGCTTCCCGGAAAAGAAAGAGAAGATTATACTTCTAAATATATCATGGAAGATGGCGACGTGGTTTATGGACAAGAAGAATTAAAAGAATGGTTTAAAATGAATGAATTAATATCGCAGGAGGTAGCGCAATGAGAAGTTCAAAAAATTATGTAATGACAGCTTATGTCGAAAGTGCTAGTGATATGCTAGAACTAGAAAGAATTAGAAAAGTAGTTCGAACAATTAATAAACAATTGAGGAAAAAGTCGGGCGATAGCCCGGGTGGGAGTCCTCAGCAATTTTATGTCAAATGCCAAGGACGTGGTCCTCGAGTACTTCCTTCACTTCGTGATGGCAGAGGCGGTCGTGGTTATGACTCTTTTCTCCCACTTAGACATGCTACACACATGGATGTATATGTTTATGAAAAGTATGACTATACTAAAAAAGAAAAATTATATGAAGATTTATTAGACGCGGGGTACGCATCGTAATGTTTATTGCAGATTTCTTAAAAGGACCCGGCACAGATAAAACCCCTTTCATAGTAGGTATATCTTTCTATGAATATATATTGGGGAAAGTAAACGCCAACTATATGCTTGAGCGTGTAGGTGCTAGATTAAATCTAGATTTGATTAACAATTATTATTATAAAGGAGTTAGAATATGCTATTAGAAGCAGATATAAAAGCAGAAAATATCGAATACGATATTGCAGATATGAGTAGTGCAGGTGGAACATCTTTACAAGGTGAAGTTAGAACCACTTACTCTACATTAGAAAACCTATTTGGTACACCATCTTTTTCAACAGGTGACCCTTATGAAAAAACCCAGACTGAATGGGTTATAGATGGTAAAGTATTTTATACTGACCAATGGGGTGACAAAGATTGGGAGTACATTAAAGCTACAGTTTACAATTGGAAAACTGGTGGTAGTACTCCATTGGGTGAATATGACTGGCACGTCGGTGGTGACTCATACGATGCAGTTGAATTCGTAAGAGAAATTATAAATGGTCAAGTCACACCAGATTTTAATTACAATGACTAGTTATCCAGATTACGATTTTCAATTTACCGATGACGGAATACAATACATCTATCGCTTTGATAATGGTATCAAAGTGTCCGTCATACTCTCACGATATAGTTATGGTGGAGAGAAAGGTTATTTCGAAATAGGGGTTTTCAATCACGGTGAAATGTGGTATAATAACCCCATCACCGGGTCTGACTCTGTAATGGGTTGGTTAACCTGGGAACAAGTTCAAGAAAAGCTTAAGGAGTGCGATGAATATGGACAGAATACAATTAATTAAACAAGCGGCTTTAAAAGCCAAAGCAAAGAAACTAAACACAACCGTCGAAGAACTAGAATTTCAAGAAGCAGTTAAAAACCTCGACGAAAGAAAAGCAGCAAAGAAAGAAGAAATGAAACTTCATAAGAAGTTAACAAAGTCTGTGGGTAAAGCTGGTAAAGATGCACCCGGTTCTTTAGAATGTTTTAAAGATGAAAATAGATATTACTCAGAAAGAGAAACTAGAGATTATATAGAAGCTTCATCTTATTTTGAAAGCTACCAAGCAATGAAGGAGGACTGGGACTAATGAGATTGGTATTAGAAAATTACGGAGATGCTAAAATATTAAAAGATAAATCTCCTTATGGAATTACGAGATACATCGTTGAATGGAAAGATGGTTCAACACAAATGTATAATGCAGGATACTATCCTTTAAAACTAATTAAAAAATATGTGGAGGTAAAATTAAATGGGTGAATTTGATTATAGAGTAGAAAGACAAAGAATACTACTTGAAGCAGAAGAATGGGCAAAAGGTATATCCTCAGTCCAGTATCATGGACTTACTTCAATGTGGTATGAAACAAAAGAGTCAAAAGAAGATATAGAAAAAAATGGATACGTGACAGATACTATTTACAATAGTGGATTAATCGAAAGACATAGAGATGGAAAATTAGTTTGCACGTTTGGTCTTAGATTATCTGGAGATGATTTAATTGATGCTTATTCTAGAAATAATGCATAAAGGGGGTTTACAAGCCTTAGAAATTTTGATATAATACATACTATGAGTACAACAAATTTTTATTTTGGTTCGTTAAGATACGACTACACAGGAAGAAAAAGAAAAAACCACGCTGCAAATCCGGTTAGAAAAAAAAGAAAAGAATTTAAACCTTTAAAAATCGATCCAGTTAAGCAGCAAAAAGCTTTAGAAGCACAAGAGAAAAGAGAGCAAGAAAGAAAAGATTTCTTAGATAGGCTTTCTAAAATGAAATCAGATATTACAGCTAAGAAAGAAAGCATGCAATATACTGGAGAAAGAAAATTAGTTGGTATTGCTACAATGCATAAATCAAATGCAGTACCGATCTTCGAATCTGATAAGGAGCATGCAAAAGATATTGCAAAGATGCGAAGATAAATGTTTCGGGGTATGTCCGTCTACTAACTCCTTATCAAAGGACCTCTGCCCCACCTAAATTATATGGCAAAAGTAAAAGTAAATAAAAAACGTATAGCAATGAGAAAAGATCGGGTTTCTCTCGATGCTAAAATGTATGGACCTGAACCTCTTTTCACTGAAGACCAAAAAGCTGATTGTTTAAAAGAACAAGAAGAAGGTAAAGTTGGTCAAATGTGGATGAAAGCAAATGGTTGGTATAATTATTTTTATGATAACAAAGATTACATTCCTTTTACAATAGACTATTTAAAATCTGTAGAAGGTTGGGATGATAAACAAATTAAGATCTTTTGCCGATTACCAGATTATAAAATAAGAAAAATTGGAACAATCGCAGTAGTTTGGTCCAGAGGTTATCCATACGTACCAGCAGTCACAGAAAAATATAGTAAGATTGCAAATGAATTATTAGAAGAAGCTTCGTTGTTAGAAGAAGAAAGAGTAGAAGCTAAAAAAGAAAAACCTAAATTACCAAGTATACAAGAAAGAACAAAAGCAAAAATACTAGATACAATCTATAATGCCTGGGATGAAAATGTTGTAGAAGAATGGATGAATGAAAACTATAAAATTAAGTTTGATACTTTTTCTCTCTTTAAAAATTATGGTTTAAAGAGTAATGCTATTTCTTTATTTCGAGAAATGATTGAACCTGACTATCTTGTTTTAAAAGATGCTTATGAAAATAAATGTGACCAAGCAAAAGAAGCTTATAGTCATATTGGAAAAGGTGATAAGAGGAAAATGCTGAACGTATACGAAGCTCTTTTTACTGACCTAGATAAACTTAAAGATAGCTTTAAAGCGACGCGTAAAACGCGTATACGTGCTCCTAAGAGCAATGATAAGCAAGTATCTAAGTTAAACTATATGAAAGAAAGCATAGAGTCTAAATTAACATCTATCGATCCTATACTAATACCAGGTAAAACTAAACTCTGGATGTACAATACTAAACAAGGTAAACTAACAGAATTCTTTACAGAGAGTGGAACAGGTTTCGAAGTATCTGGTTCTACATTAAAGAACTTTGACCCTAAACTAAGTAAAGTAACTAAACTAAGAAAACCAGATGAGATACTTCCACAGATTTTAAACAAATCAGAATTCCAAATAAAGAAAATATGGAAAGGTTTAACAACAAAGATTTATCAACCCACAGGCCGAATCAATAAGGACTGTATTTTAATGCGAGTAATATAATGGATATATTAAAAGAAAAAATCATGACTAAGAAAAGGTTTTCAACAGCAGTTGAAGAACTAGTAGCAAAACAAAATATGAGCTACATCGATGCTATGACTTATATCATAACACAAAGAGGAATGGATTATGGTAATATTAAAAAACTATTATCTGATTCATTAAAAGAAAAGCTAGAAGCAGAAGCAACTGGACTAAATCTTATCAGAGGAACAAAAGGTAATAAATTACCAGTGTAGGAGAAATATGTCACAACCACAACAACAGCAAAAACCTCGATACACAGAGGAACAATTAAAAGAAATAATTAAACAACAAACTGACCCTAGGCACAATCAAGGCTAGTGGACCCGTTTGAATCTTACAAACTTTATAATGCTTTAAAATTACACTTTGAACAAGAGTCGTATGATGCGATTAAGTATAATTTTAAAACAAATATAAAGCCACAATCATTCTTTGCTAGAAAAGATAAATACTTTTTTGCAAAGTTAGCTAAGAACTATGGAAATAATTTATTAGAATATTATGTAGCTAATTTTAAGAATGGTGTTTCTTATGTTGGTGATATGATTAATGAAGAAGGTGAATCTAATTATACAGCGCATAAAAAAATTATGGAATCACTTACACGTGAGTTTGAAAAAGATATAAATAAATTAGTTGATATGGATATAGAGTTTGATAAACTGTTTATAACAGAACAAACCCATCCATTGATAATAAAGTTATTGATGCGAGAAGAAGTACTAATTGAAACAGTAATTATTCTCGATGCAATATTGGGGTTTATGGAACGTGAATCTAAGAAGATAACTGAAACAATTATTTGGCCAGATATCTCCAGAAAGATTAAAAAGTATTCCCCATTTGTTAAATTCGATTATGTCAAATGTTTAAGCATTGTCAAAAAAGGGTTTACAAACGCCGCATAATGTGGTATAATATAAGGTCTATATTATGAGTAAAGTGGATAATTCAGAAAATACGAGATACGGAGGAAAATATAAATGTCATTTCAAAATCTGAAGAGCTCGCGAGGCTCGTCTATCGACAAACTCGTAAAAGCTGCAGAAGCAGTATCAACCCCAAAAACGGAACAAACTTCTTACGAAGATAACCGTATTTGGAAACCAACCAGAGATAAAGCAGGAAACGGTTATGCCGTGATTCGTTTCTTACCAGCAAAAGAAGGTGAAGACCTTCCTTGGGTAAGATATTGGGACCACGGGTTCAAAGGTCCTACTGGTCAATGGTACATTGAAAACTCATTAACGTCCATTGGACAACCAGACCCTGTTTCAGAGTCTAATACTATTCTTTGGAATTCTGGTCGTGATGAAGATAAAGCGTTAGCAAGAGAAAGGAAAAGAAGACTACATTACGTTAGTAATATCTTAGTTATTTCTGACCCTGAAAACCCACAGAACGAAGGTAAAGTATTCTTATACAAATTTGGTAAAAGAATATTTGATAAAGTTATGGATGCTATGCAACCAAACTTTGCTGATGAACAACCAGTAAATCCTTATGACTTCTGGGAAGGCGCTGACTTTAAAATCAAAATTAGAAAAGTAGATGGTTGGGTTAACTATGATAAATCAGAGTTTAGTCCAGTATCAGCTTTACATAATGGTGATGAAGCAGCACTAGAAGAAACTTATAATCAACTATACTCTCTTTCAGAGTTTACCGATCCTAAGTTTTATAAGTCTTACGCTGAATTGAAAACTAAATTAAATAAAGTACTTGGTATTAGTGCAGGTATGGAAGCAGCAGATTCTATAATGGATTCAGCTCCAGCCGAAGCAGCACCAACAATGACAACTGCAGAAGCAGAATCATTTGGTTCTACTGAAGCAGAAGATGATGATACTCTTAGTTACTTTAACAAATTAGCATCAGCTGATTAATTATTGGGAGAACAGGAAAGGGCGTTAATTCGCCCTTTTTTGTATTTTGGGCCTTTGTTCAAAAGTTGAACATAATAAATAAATTTGTGTATAACCATTAATGGGAGAATATAATGAAAACATTATTTTCTGTATTCGCCACACTATTCTTGTTTATCGGATGTGCTTCAGTTGGAGCAGTGATAGATGGTGGGAAAAACCTAGCAACTTCAACAGTTGATACGGTTGTTTCTACATCTGGAAACGTAGCATCTGCTGGTCTTAGAGACATAGCAAATGTTGTTGCAACAGCAGCCGATGTCACAGAAGGCGTGGTTGGTACTGTAGTTTCTGAAGTTGATAAACAAACTGATGAATTGCAAGACAAGCCAGAAGAAGAATAGGATGGGATGATACGGAAAAGGGAGCCGAAGCTCCCTTTTCTTTTGCGTTAAATTAAGCTACCCATTTTTGACCACGGTATATACCGCTTTTGGCCTTAGGTGACTTTTCAACGTCTACAGCCTCATGCTTGACTCCTCTGTAGATTCCACCGGATTT